TCGAATGCAGGGTCTCCCGCACGAGGATAATCATGGAAAGTTGCATATCCATCAGAAGCACATGTAAACCGTAAGGAGTAAGGTCTAATCTTAATGCTGTCGCTGGTTGTCAGTGAGTGTGAACCGATCGTCAATGTCATGACGCCAGTACCAGCATTATATGCAGAAGCACTCACGTCAAACTCAGTTAGTTCAGATCCCGAAGAACCAAGATATGGACCAGCATATGTGGTCGGATCTTTCAGCATATAACCAGTCGCACTAGTTCTGGTGTTAACCTGAACATAGAGAAGGTTGTTAATTGCCTTACGACACATCTCACCTGCTTTTTTGAAAGCAGTAAGTGACTCAGCAGTCTCACCAACCAGACCATTACTGATAGGTGTTCCAGCATTATCATAGTATTTCTTGATAAATTCGACGATTTGATAGTTACCATCACCTGCAATATCAGCAGCAAGAGCATCAATCATAAGACCGATGTCGCGACGACACTTAGTTTCGTTTGTGCTATATGCGTTGGGTTGTGATAGATCAATCAGATCAGAAAGTGAACCTGCAAGCAGGACTTCGGATACGTTAGTAAAGAGAGTTGTGAGTGCAGATTGTACATCAGAACAATTTGTAGCACCATAGTTTATAGCATTGGAACCAGCAGTACCATAATTATTACCAGGTGATGGGTCAGCAGTGATGCCAGTACCAGAAGAACCGCCAGCGGATCTCTCATCATACTTGACATAAGTTACACCATCAACAACTTCACTACCCGTGAGCATATTAGTCAGAGCATTCTTCATGTAGTTGAGTGCTTGCTCAAATGCATATTCAGTTGCTTGCTCTTCACCATCAATATACAGGAAGGTCAAACCATCTGTACTGAAATATGATTGTAGAAGTAGACGTGTATAAACTGTACCACCTTGGAACATGTCCATAGACAGTGCTTCGATATACTTACCGATATCTCTCTTACACTTAGTAGAAGAAGGAATCACAAGTGCAGGATACTCAGTAACCATGTCAGCAAAAGACTTGGCAATGATATATTCTTTGTTATTAGTAATCAGACGATAAGCATCTGCATATCTACTATACTGATCGGTGACGTTATCACCAGGATAGTAGAACGCAGGGTGCTCAACAGAAATCTCAGCATTAGCAAAGTCAATGATCTCTTGTCTGTTGAACTCGATCATACGACCAGCATCTTTCCATCTGTTGAGGGAATCTGTTACTGGGTTGCCATATGTTACTTGGATAGAACGAAGTTTATCACCAACTGCCAATGTGCCGCCAGTGAGACCTTCATATTCAATCTCAGTAGAACGAACTTCTTCAAAGTCAAGGAAGTCGGCGTTAATACGATCAGCAGTGTCAAGAATTTCGACAGGGGTGATAGTAGTCTTAGAAACATCATCAAGGATTCGGTTCTGATTGGTCAGAGAGATCAAACGCTCGAAGATCATGCCGAAGAATGTAGAACCTCTGTTAATGATCAGTGTATCAACCACATCACCAATTCTTGCTTGTCCCAGGAGAGTTTCTGTTAACGCACCTAAAACTTCATTACCATTAACATCATTTTCATACTTTTGTACAGTTTCCGAAACTTCTGTCTGTTCACCATCAGTAGGATCAATAGTATTTGGATCTAAGTTGAAGTTCTGTTCAGTCTTTTTCAAGTAGTACAGAATAGGTGGAGATGCTACATAATCAATTCTGACAACTTCACCTCTTGCACCAGAAGTCAAACCAAGGAATTGATCACCTTCTTGGAAAGATGCCCATTCGCCAGTAACACTAGAAGGACGTTCTACGTTTATACTAGTAATAGGATCTCTGTAAGGTGAGATCGTTGTAATACGACCAGCAATATTAGATGCAGCAGAATAGAAGATATCATTAAGAAGAAGGTTATATGCACCAGTCTCATACTCAGCAGTTCCTGAGGTCTTAGACAATACTAACTTATCAGAGACGTTACCATCAAGGTCAAGGTTGGTTTCTTCAATAATAGCAGTATCGTTATCGAGACTAGTGAGAGATTCACCAAACTCGAAGATAGTCTTATAGTTAACACTATCAACATTTAAGATGTTAGCGCCATAACCAGCAGCGAAGAATTGTACATCCTCCCCACGATCAAAGTATCCATTAGACATGTCTGTCACTTGGATGCTCTGCTCAGTTAGGTCAATAGAGGTTATAGTTGCTCTTGCACCAGTTGTTTGGCCTGTTACAATATCTCCGATTAAAATTGTTCCGAATGTACCACCAATACTCTGTAAGAACAGTTTAGTGAATGACTTATCGATAGTTCCAATAAGAGCACTAAATCCAGTTCTACCAACATCAACTCTCTCATTCAGATCGAATGTTCCAGTTCCACCAGTAATGTCCACAACGTCGATGCTAGTTGCACCAGTTGCAACAACTCTTGCTGTTGACTGAGTTGTGAATCCATTAACTGTGTCACCAATTGATGGGAAGATACCAGCAATAGTATTCAGATTCAATCTGGTGATAGGCATAATATCAAAAGAGATATTCCTATAAACCACTTTGGAGTCAGGTCTAGGTGCTTCTGAGAACACAATAGATCCACCAACCACATTGTATGCATTACCTGGTGATTGGATAACACCATTCAATGTAACAAGAAGTTGATTCTCATTAACAATTACTTGTTGACCTTCAACTGTGATTGGGAATGCCTTAGTAATACCATCAAACTGAGAAGAAATAGTATCAATCTTCTTAACGATGGAAGTAAGAATTTCCTCAGAGTTGGTCAATCTCTTCTTACGGAAGAGGACTTCGGAGTTATTGAATGTTGAATAGATTGGTTGAGCAGCACCGAATGAGGTAATCTCATTGACATTGGTATACTCATTGATGTTAACTTGCTTAGTGAAGTCAGCAGCAACCTTACGACCAGAAATATCCTTACCACCAGTCAGTTCTAACTGACCGAACATACTGAAACCAACTGGGTGGTTGTTTTCTAGAATCTGATTCTTCCACTTGTTGATAGGAATCTGAGACTTAATGACATAGGAGAAGTTCTGATAGAAGAACGAGTCTTGAATCTTCTGAACAATTTCAGAAGGTTTACCAACGTCATCAGTAAATCTACCAGCAGTTTTGGTGATAGCATCAATGTTAAGAACGCCCTTAGCGATGTTCAGGTTGTCGATGACACCAGAAGCGCGAGAAATGATACCTTGAACTTTACCACCAACAACAAAGTTGCCCTCAGGATTAGTAACTTTAAGGATCTTAGGTTGAATCTGCCAACCATCATTTTTGGAAACAATACCAAATGCAGTTGCAGTTTCAAAAGTTTCGCCTTGGTAAACTTGCTCACCTTCCAAAAATCTGGAAGTTTCGACCACTGCTTCTGCTTGACCACCAAACACCTCGGTAAGAAGAACTTGACGACCATCACCTTGTGTCAAGAATGTGATGAAGTTACCAGACTCAGCATCAACTGGGGTCAGACCGAATCTAAGTTGATCAGATTCAAGACCATTTGCATCACCAGCAATAGCAAAGTAAGTTTGACTAGAAGACAAACTTGTCAGACCAACGCTACTAGGTTTTGGCAGAATGCCTGCCTGTGAACCGATGTTATCAGCACGGAACTGAACCTCAGCACCAGTGGTAATACCATGTGGGAAGTTAAACTGCAAGTAGTTCAAGTCAAGGTTCACAACATATGTGAACTCAGATTTCAACGTAACAATAGGTTGTGAAGAGTAACCAGCACCAGGATTCTTAATCAGAATTTCAGACAGTCTATTGTTTTTAACAATTGCTTCTGCTTCTGCATTAACTCCACCACCACCAGAGATAAGAACAGCAGGTGCTGAGGTATAACCAGCACCAGGATTAGTGATCTTAATCTGTGAAAGAATTGAAGTATTGAACAGTTGTAGGTTGATTGGGAATGCAATCTCAGGACGCAGAGTATAGTCATGGGAGTAACCATAACCAAACTCATTGTTTTTCAGAGTCTTGATCTTACCAATCTGTGTACCTGTTAAGAATACAGCAGCACCAGTACCCTCGTCAGGGATGACAACTTGAATTGCACCACCAGAACCTGCAAGAGTTGCACCAAGAATTCCAGGGATAGCATCGATGTCAATACTACCTGTGGTATAACCTTTACCTGGATCAGTTAGTGCAACATCTGAAATAGCACCAGATCCTGTCTCTGGATCATTTTCGACGGTGATATTACACAAACCACCTTCACCATCTCCAAGAATTGCAATCTGAGTATATACACCAGGTGCATACTCAGTACCAGCAGCAGTGATACGTAGTTTCTCGATCTTACGATCAGAAGCAATATCAGAGATGATTGGAAGTTTCTTATAGAATCCACCAGGTGAGATTAGTCGAATCGAGTTGATAGGACCGATTGCTTTGGTAGAAGTGGTCGAATAGATTGTATTAGGAACATCTCTATCATTCAGACCAATTTCTGCATTAGTAAACTCAGGTTCGATGAGAAGTGGGAATCTAAACTCAGTATCTGAAATAACTTCGCTAATTTTAAATCTACCGTCGAATGGTGTTTTAATAACATCAATAAACGAGTTTGCACCAACAGGTGATGTTGAACCCACTCGTGATGGGTCAAAATAGTATGTAATGTTTGTAACTTCACCACCAATGGTAAACTTAACCACAGGAGTCTCTGTTAGCGAAGATAGTCCAGGAGTACCTTCACGCTCAATTACGTTAAAGGAATATTCTAGTTTGAACTGATTATCTTGTGCAAACGACAGATAGTAACCAAAGTTGGATACATCACTCATATCAAAGATATAGGAGTGATTTCTTACCAGAAGTAGAATTGGGTGCTTAGAAGCAATCTTAATTCTGGAAATAGCGTTTTGCTCAAATATAGGATCGGCAGTAGCAATTGCTCTCATTCTATAAGTGAAATCTCTGGAAGAGAAGACTTCTTTTACGAAGAATGAACCCTTAAACTCAGCAGTTGTAAATCCTTCAACAAAGAGGATGTCATTAGTATTAAAGTTGTGGGGAGAAAGTGCTGAACAATAAATGAGGTCTGTATTCGCCTCTGCTGTTCTAATAATGTCCTTATTCAGGTTTACAGTAACACGAATGGTCTTAACACTAGATAGTCCACTTACTTCTGCAATTTTATTATTAGTGTCTGCCTTAGGACCAGCATTTACGCTATTACCCAATGAAACTACGTCACCAACAATAAAGTCAGAACCACTGAAAGTATTCAGGATAGTTACTCTATAATCAAGAACATTAGTAGGACGGAACCTAGCGTAGTTATAAAGTGGATCATATGTACTAGTGTATGTCCATGTAACGGAATTATCCGTCGCTGTTCCTGATGCATGGGTTGGTGCGGTTGTACCACTGGTGCCAGCAACTGTACAGGTATACTTGTTTCTTCCAAAGTATACAGTATCATCAAGTGCATATGATCTGGTCTCTGCCCAAGGGACAGCATCAGTTGGAACAGGCCATGGATAGTCCAGAAGATCAACTTCAATATTTGGCGCATTACTAATAAACTGCCAAACCACAGAACCATCAGTTACTGCACCGATAGTATGAGTAGGTGGTGTTACACCAGAGGTTGCATTGTTAGTTGCATAGTAAATCTTGTCATCTGACCAAACTTGGTCGTTTGTGGAATATGCCTTACCTGATTCCCATGCAGTTTGTGGGCGAGTAACTTCAAACGAAATTTCATCAATAGTATTAACCTCAGAAATGTCATTTTGGAATAGATCGGTATTATTAAAGTTGCCGTAGATTTTACCCACTTTATAGGTAGTACCAACGCCAGGATTATCAATACTGCCAACGGGAATATCAACAATCGTACCAAACGATTGAACAATGCCCTGAGCATTGATTTGTTGAAGAATTGAACCTTTCTCAAACTTGATATCCTGGTTAAATGTAAATTCCTTAACAGCATCAATCTTCTGATAACCAGCATCCCTAATATAGTATTTTGGAAGAACAACAGGGTCTAGAATCAGTTTTCTACCCAAAGGAGTAGGAATAGTAGATGTCTTAGTTTCGTAAGTAAATCTATCGCTTACAAAGTTATAAGTGCCAGGTGCTAGTGTTGATGTTACATCAGAGTAATCAAGAATCTGTAAACCAGAAGAACCAACTGTCCATGTTGTGATTACAGGGTTGGAAATCGTATTTACGTTGATACCCCCAGTACCAGAGTCAAGGTCTTCTATACGCAGGTTCTCGCCGCTTCTGGTGGCGCTGGTGGGGGTATATGTACCTCTCTTGCTATGCAGTCTATCAAACTTGATTAGTTCAACTCCACTGTCATTAGAAGTGATTCTATATCTCTCGGTAGGTAATGTAAACGATGCAGTAGTGTATACCGCCTTAGGATCAACAATAAGATCGTCGATGTTACCAAGGAAGCAGTTAGCAGTAGCAGGAGTTGCCACCTCTGCACCCACATACAAATCGTTCAGTACAATACTCTCAGTAGTAGTTGTAGTGGCAACAATAACACCATCGAAGTAACATGAGTAAACATATGAACCCAAAGAAGGTTCTTCTTTAACGAATGCAATATGATGCCATGCATTATCAGATAACGCCGCCCAATAGGTAGAACCAACAGACCATACTGTGGTAGTAGCAGCACCGTTAGGAGTTAGTTGTAATGCAATCTTACCGTAGTTAGCAAGACCAGAATTACCTTCAATTGTGAAACGAATGGTTCCGCCAGTGTCGGCAACTGCTGTAATCATCTCAACAGTAGCATTACTACCGTCATGTGCAGAATCCATCTGCACCCACATACCAACAGTCCAGTCAGTAGTGATATTCAGATCTTGCCACTGTATACGGTTAAGAGCAGTGAAATCTAATGATCCAGAACCAAACTTATAGTCAGTAGTATCATGTGCAGCGTTAGCAGCATTCAAAACTGTGATTGTAGAAATATCTTGCTTAGTTGAGTCTTCTACTAAGTTAGCAGCATTCTCAAAGCGATGAACAACCGTCTGATCGGGATTTTGAGTATTGCAACTCAGAATCATGTCACCAGAGTTGTCAACAGCATGAGTATGTGTTGTAAATCCAATATCAGTAGCAGTCTTCCAAACATCAGACTGATTTAGCAGTGTTCCGTCATATTTGAAACTTGCAATGTTAGCAGTCAGGTTGTTATCTTCATATTTGATCTCTGTAACGACATTAACGTTACCAAAGATGTCAAGAGAGATGCCTGCATGTTTGACGGACTCAAATGTGACTGTTGGTGCCATAATCCTGGCGAAGTCCCATACTGGACTTGCAACCACCAGTTTGATCTGTGACATTGCAATCTTGAAGAATGCAACACCATAATTCTTGGTGCCATTCCACATATCACATACAAAGAACAGATCATTGTACTCATCAAGCACAAACTGTGGATTTTGTACGTCACCACCAGATATTGCAAGACGTTTGACATATGTGAATTCGATGTTTGCACCATCGTACTCCATTTCACCAAATAGCAGATCATTGTTATCTTTGTCAATACCAGCAAAGACAAGTTTATTATCACCGATATAACGCAGTTGATACATCTGCTCACCTTCGGAATCCGAGGCAAACTTACGCTTCTCAATCAAATCACCAAAACTATTCAGTTGAATGATCCAAATATCATCAGGATCGGGTGAGTTAGTATCAGTCCAACCACAGATGTAAACACGTTGATCTGCATCTAGATAGATGTCACCAGCATAGTCGCGACGGGTACCACCAGACACACCAGCAATTTCTTTCTGCCATCTAACAAGACCTTCGGGATTGTTAGCATTATCAAGACCAGATTCATACTTGGCAACTAAAATATCAGGATTACGGTTTGCCGTTCCCTGAGACTCAGTTTCACCAATCAAATAGAGGAGATCATTCTCTTCACTAGTCTCATCCAGATACATCTTCTTCCAACGTGCCACCTTAATAGATGTACTAGGAAGTAAAGTTCTATCCCAAACAATATTACCTAGGTCGTTAAACTTAGCAACGAATGCTGCTGATTCACCATTGGTCTTTGTGATTTCACCACAGATATACAAATTACGCTGTGCTGATACAACAGAATCGAAGATCTCAAACTTACAATCTGCACTTTCGGTAAATGCGGTGGACCAGTAATAAGTCTTCTTGAATCTCTGTGGATGAGAAACACGAATCTCGGGAGAATTATCTACATCATAATTGAAACCAGAGTTGATGATGTTAACAGTATCAACCTTACCAGTGGTTTTGTCTAATACAATATCAAGTTCAACGTCTTGTCCAGACGGTGTGATGATTTCATACGATGGGGGAATAGACTCATTATAACCAATACCACTTTGTGATACAAGAATTGAGTCAATGCCTGTAACCACAGACATATAGAATCTCTTATTTGTATTCTCAGTGATAACCTTAGAACTAACGATGACCTCATCTTGTCCAATTAGTTCGTGGTCTGTTGATGTTGTGATTTTACCGTAGGGTATATCATTGATGACTTCCTTACTATATGCAGCGATGCCAGCACCCTGAACAGACTCAACTTGTGCAGAGGCACCAAAACCATCCGTTCCAGTGTTATCGAAGAATAATGTATCATTAACTTGATAGGATACACCAGAATTTTCAATAACAAAACCATCGATCTGAGCATTCTCAAATTTCGTTGTTGTCTCAACTTCAATATCGACTCTGGATTCTGTCGATACTCTTGGGAAATAATCATAGATTTGAAGAGCTGCTTCCTCTGTCATCACCTGATTAGTGGCGATCTCGGCAGGAGAAATGATACCATCATTATCTATGTCAGCAGTTTCAAAGAGGATAAGATCCCCTTCCTTCTCGGTAACCAGTTGATCTGACTGTTGGTTGGGTTGACGATCAATATCGATGTCAACTTCTTCATATGGATCTCTAAAACGAGACACATCCTGAGGGATGTTCTCTTGTGTTGCTCTCTGACTCAGGTTCCAGGTATCTACAATAGAGTTGAACTCAGGACCGATGATGTAAGGGAATACTGGAAGACCTGCTTCTGATGCATCAATTGTGATGAAGTAGCAATATGTACCATCAGGATAATCAGGAGTCTTACAGAAACGACCATTGTATGGGTCTAGATCGCCCTCTTGGAATGCATATTCGTAGTCATCAACAAACTGTCCAGCAGGATAGTCAGCAAGTGCAGGACCATCGATACGAGCAGGTGTTGGGTTTGTATCAATATCGTAAACTACATTAGTTTTCAGTCTATAAGAAGAGCGCATTCTTCTGATACCACCGTTTTGATCGGTAGGATCGATGTAACCATAAGGACCGTAGATTGGGTTACCATCAAACGACCAACCTAGAATAGGTGAGTGGGAGATAGCAGCACCAGTTTCAGTGCCTTCTTCTTTAAACGTATTAGTTTCAGGATCAAGAACTACGTTGTCACCAACCACATAACGGAGTTCTTTGGGGTCGGAGACGTGTGCATACTCACCACCGTACTGGTTATTGAAACCAGTAAATACATAACCACGAGCAATATCGTACTTAGTGGTGAGGTTATATTCTATGTTCTTATTCCATTGGAAAACGTTTGCATTGAATGTTGCAAGTTGTCCAACTGCTTCCATACGGACAGTAGTGTTACCCTGAGTATACCCAACACCTTTGTTAGTGATACTAATTGAGGTAACCTTACCTCTATCTTCACCAAGGGTGCCGATGACAGCAGTTGCCTTAGCACCGAAACCATCACCATTGATGAATACAGTAGGAGCAGTAGTATATCCATCGCCAGAGTTAATAATAGCAACCGATACAATACGACCATTGATCACAATGGGTTGTGCCAAAGCCCCTTCACCAGAGTTCAGTTTGAGTGTTGGTGTAGAAGTATATCCAGTGCCTCTGGATGTAATGTTAACACCAGAGATAGCACCACGAACCTGTGCAAGAGCAGTAGCACCCGATCCACCACCACCAGTAATAGAGATTGTAGGTTGTGCTGTATATCCTGTTCCAGGGTTACCAACCAAGACACGAGTTACCCGACCATTTGTCACAACTGCTTGTGCAGTAGCACCCGATCCACCACCACCAACGATCGAGATCAAAGGTTGTGTAGTATACCCAGTTCCTTGGGTGAGGACATCAACGGTATCCAAAGCACCATTAACAACTACTGTTGCAACAGCACCTGTTCCACCACCACCAGTAATTTCTAGTGTAGGTGTGGAACCAGCGTCATACGACTCGCCAACATTAGTAATATCGATGCCAGTGAGAGGACCGAAGGTTACAAACTCTTGATCCTTATATCCCCATGCAGATACGCCATTAACCCAGGAACCAATTGGAGTATTTGGTGCTACCGTAGTTCTGGTTGATACTGTATTGACGCTTCTAGGGAATCTCAGCAGTTTACGCTGGTTTCCTGGAATAAGTGCAGATCCACTGAAAGGACCAATCTTATAATTGGGAAGACCTGATGCTGCAACATAAACATAGTCATTATTGAAGAATGAATTCTGTACGTTGGATGTAAACAGAGAGACCACTTCATTGATCGTACTCTGAGTAGACTTTCCTCTATTCAAGTCAACGGATAGAAGGATATTACCTTGTGGTTCAATATCTGTTGGTACTGGAATGAGATAAGAGAATGTAAAGTCGTCAAGACGAGCAGTAACCTCAAATGTACCATTATAAACAGCAGGGTTTGCGCCATAGAGGGTAACAGTATCTTCAACTAGCAAACCATGTGGGTTTTCGCAAGTTACAGTTGCAGTTCTGTTCAATCCACCAGGAATGATCTGAGAGACCTTAATAAGTTTCTTAACGTTATACAACCAAGATTGTAAACGCTCATCCTGGTCAGTAGAACCTAATGCCGCAACATTTAGTTTGTCACCAGGCAGATAATAGGAACCAGTATCTTCAAGAACAGTAGTTCCTGCTTCTGCGATACCCAGAATGCGAAGTTGCACTTCTGTTTCTTGTCCACGGTTAACATATACGAAAATATTGGAATGAATGGTTGTACCAGGATCCCAATCCTCTACAACTCCATTTTTAGAGCGAGTACACTCAATAAATTGGTTTAGTGACTTATCTTTGTATTGTACAATTTCATTATCGTCGATAATGATGGTACCGTTCTTTTCTGGCCATCCAATAGTGGAGTCAACGGTAATAATACCACCAGTAGTGTCTAATGGTTCTACAAGAACTGTTTTATATGGAATCTTGAATTCGCCATTCAGTGTTTCTTCTGAAATTGCCAATTCATAGATAATGTCCGTACCTTCAATGATCGAGATGACGTTTTCAATCAGAACGGACGCATCCTTGATGTTCTGGTCAACTTCATCCGCAATTTGAACTAGTTGCGAATCTGCCAAGTTTGCTGGATCACCAGAAATCAATTCTGCTCGTAAAATAGTGTCAACAACCCAAGATGCCGCAGAAGGGGTGATCATCTCATCCCTAGGGTAGTACACATCGACCTCTTCACCGAAGAGAATCTTAAATAGGTACTGTGTTGCTTTCTTAGTGCCCTTAGACAGATAGAAATCCTTAATCTTCTTGATAACCAGTACAGGATTAACCTGAGCATAGTCAAGATTGATTGTGGGCATGTATTGACGACGGAATTTGTCAAATACTTGCTTAATGATCATACTGTCAATGTTATTGACAATAGATTCTTGTGGATGACTGCTCTGAGTTAGTTGTGTCTCTTTTGCATAGATCTGGTTAGCGAAATCATCAAAATCTGCAATATCAGATACACCACGAGCACATCCAATCAGTGCTGATGGTTGATATTTACGTCCAGCAGATAAAATAGTGAAACCAGTGACTTCACCAAACCCAACATCACACGATGCTTGTGCAGATGCAGGAGATGCGATGTAAACCTTAGGTGGTATAGTATCAGAATATCCACTACCAAAGTTAATGATGTTGATATCAGTAATCTCACCATTAAAGATAGTTGCTACTGCCTCAGCACCAATACCACCAATTGGTTCACCCAGAGGACCTTTACGATCATCCACAATGTAGACAGAAGGCGCATCTAAGTAACCTTTACCACCAGTCAGCAAATTGATGTTAGTTACATTGCCGTTCGCAACGGTGATATCAAGCACCTGTGCGCCCACTGGTTGAACGATACGCGCTCTTGGGGGTGTAGTATACCCTCTACCTCTATTAGTGATTGTTACTGATACAATCTGCCCATTAGGTGCAACAGTACATGTAGCAGCAGCATTGATACCACCCTCAGGTGCATCATCGATATAGATTGTAGGTGGATTGCTATATCCAATACCACCATTAGTGACAGAGATAGATGCTGCAACCAAACGTCCCTCAGCATCAATCTGAGGATCAGTGATTATCGCACCATTAGGATTTAAGAATGTGATTGCAGGAATAAAATCATAACCAGAACCTGAGTTAGTGATTTCAATACCAGACACCATACCAGTGGTATCATCAACAGTAATTTCTGCTGATGCTTGTGATCCGTTAATCAGATCCGATGGTGGAGTGATTTTAAGAACAGGTGGGTTATACGAAGTGTAACCCTGACCACCTCTAATCAATTGGGCATTTTTAATACCATTAACTAAGGTTCTACCTGCTGATGCTTCACCAACACCAGTTGATGAATAAACTGAAAGTTTAGGTGCAAAATTGAGTTGATAACCTTTACCACCATTCTTGATGATAATCTTATCGATTTCACCACTAGAACCAACTCGGGTAACTGCCTCAGCACCACTACCCACAGATGGAGAAACGTATTCAATGGAGCGGATATGGAATGTATCCTGATTTGAAATATTTACAAAGAACTTAATTTTTGTGTTGTTGTCCGTTAACACATAGTCATCATAAGGACGTTGAAGGACAGCATTCCTATTGATGATCAGACCGATCTCGGCAATAGGGGAATATGGTAAATTATCATACTCCATTGTTGTGGAGTCGAGACCCACTAGGGTTCCAACGGGGGGAATTACCAAATCCTTGATTACAGAATCCGCAAATCCAACATAATACAGAATTTGTGTAAGTTCTACCTGATCATTACCCGTTTTTGCGCGGGGTGGGGTGGTCAGAGTGATCTCACTACCAGAAACAGTATAATCAATCTGAGGAATCAGCAGATCGCCATAGATTGTTACCGCAAGGTGATCAGCAGATACCGCAGACACAGGAGTGCCTAAGAATTTCAGCGAGAATGTAGTTCTTACTCCGTCAAATTGTTCCCAAGGTGATTCGAGTGCTTGTCTTTTCTTATTGAACTCTTCAAGAGATATACCAGGTGTCAGAATAGCATCTGGTCCACGAACGGTCTCATCATAATAGATGATCTCGTTATCAATCATCACAGAACCCTTGCTAGGCAAGAATCCATCAATTTGTTCTACTTCGAGGATTTCATCATAAATCCCAACTTCCTTGATTAGAGATGTAGAAGAAGTAAGAATCTTCTGATCATACTCGTCTAAGTCAAGATACTTAATAAGATTATTAAGCACGTTGTATGGGCGACCAGTCTTTTCCTGAGATTTATAGTATTCAATCAGGAAATTGACTAATTGCTCATCTTCGTTTCGGATGAATTCTGGGAGTTGGTTAGCAACTCTGTCAGAAATGTTGATCGTTTTTGCGAACATTTATCTCTTAGAAACAGGAGTCCAGTTCTGGATACGAGAACGTTCCAGTAGGGTACGTGATTGTATTTATGTTACTACCGCCGTAGTTCCATCCGCCAAAACTGAATGGATCGAAAGAAGGAACAGCACCAGGATTAGTGTTGATATCCCTTGGAAACACTTTGGGGTCGAAGATTGTTGGGTCAACACCAGGTGGGATTGTGATAGGTCCATTGTTGGGTAAAACTACAACAGGAATTCTAGTCGTACCGTCAGGTGTATCACCTACATTAATAGGTCCAACACAAACAATACCATTTTCGTAATCCACAGTTCCAACCAAATCATTCAGAATCACTTCTTTTTCATTTCTGTTGGTGACCATCATCAAGTTACCAAGACCATCATCTCTGATATTTACAGGAACCAGAGTTGCTGTTTGGGCAATCTGTGCATTGGCAACCACCTCTTCCAGATTAGTATTACCACCAGCAACTGGGTTGCTAACAGTAGTACCAGTAATAAGAGATCCTGCTGCTTCACCAGCACCAATCAGATCAGCAACATCTTCGGTATATCCAGTAGCGTAGAATGTTCCACTCTTAACAGCAGAGAACTTAGGATTACAGGTACCTCCACCACCTCCACCGCTTGGATCGCCATCACCACCCCGATAATTGGGATCTGGTTGACATGTACCGTTGACACAGATCTGACCTTCTGGACAATCAGCACTAGTAGAGCATGGAGTACCACCACCATTCGGATCATCTTGACATGTGCCATTGATACAGACTTGCCCAGGAGGACAGTCAGAATCAGTAGAGCATGGAGTACCACCTCCTCCACCACCACCAGGACCNNCTCCACCACCACCAGGACCGTCTCCACCACCACCAAAATCATTCGGGTTAGTGATTGGGTTGTTGAAGTCTAAACACTGTGAGAATTGATTTCCGAAGGTGAACTGATCAAGGTTCTGACCCATAGTCATCTGGGTCGTTGTGCCACTGATAGCAGAATCGGAAGAGTCCACCATAGAGTTAAACTTCGATGGTTCTAGACGACCAGAGAATCTATTATCACGCTCCTGAGAGTTGAATCTATCGACAGACCTCAATACCTGAGCGGCCAGTTCATTTGACGACCTAGGTGTATTGTTACCGTTGTAGGCAAGATGAATAGTCGGTGATATGTAGAAAATTCTGGGGTCAACGATTTCAGGTTGAATCGATGCCATAGAGTAATCAAGTAATTGATTCTTGATCCTCTTCTTAGTAGTGTTATTAAGGTTAACACCACTCCTTGTTCTTACTGCAACGTAAACTTTCCCATATTGTGGTGGATTTAGTTTCTCTCCACCGTATGCAGTCACTGATGCTGCCTGTGGATACAGTTCAGACACCAAATATGCGTAGTCACCTTCGGTAACTGCCCTATTCTGCACTGAGAATGACTTTGGAGCGCGATATTTGACTGTTAATGCATTTTCCCGTGCTTGACCATCCGCAGATGTCTCAATAGTTGTCAGTTCAATCGCCTGAGGGAGGATTGGACGACCCACAGAGTCCGCTGCACGCCCAATAAACCCAAATTTCTTCGCACCATTCGCTTGTTCACCGTCAGTATCAAGATATTGTACGGTGATGAACTCATTATCGATCAATTTACGACCAAGTACACCATCACCAAAGGTAATTTTGTATCTAAGGTCCTCAGTTTCCTCTAAAAAGTAATTTCTTGACGTTGATTCAAGAGCAGTTACGTTATTTGCCAGAGAATATTCATCAACTTCCACAGATTGTTCGTTTGGACGAACAAAAACCTTCATTCTCTCCGTATCTACATCTTCTGATGGGATAATATACTCCGCTTTCCTTGTATCATCAACAGTAAAACTGTAATTGAGTAAATTTCCTTGATACACAAGCATCTTATTGAAAGTTGCCAGTCCAGTAGACTGATCAACGCTACTCTCTACGTCAGAAAGTAAAGAAAATATAAATGAATCACCATCAACCTTGGCAACAAATGCGTCACCTTTCTTAATTGTTACGGATGTTGGGTAAGTTTGATCACCAGGGAGCAATGTTGCCAAGGTTGTCATCCCAACACATGCTCTTGATCCCTTTTTGGACCTAGGAGTATATCCAATTTGCTTTGCAATCCTAACAATGTTATCTCTAACAGTTGCAGATTCCAAAAATGCCTCGTTCATCGACATGTTTGCCGTAAACGAAGCGTAATAAGTGTTATATGCTAGGATATCAATGAGATATGAAGACGCAGAACCTTCAAAATCATAATCTGTGAACTCTTTTCTTGTTCTCAGGTAAGATCTGATAGATTCTTTGATCTCAAAGAAGTCTAGTGACGTTAATTCTGATGGTAGTGC